ATTTCAAAGTGCAAGTGTGGGCCTGATGAGTTTCCAGTATTGCCAGACTCGCCAACGATTTGACCTTTAGTTACATTTGCCCCTGGCTTAGCTCGTACAGCGTTTAGGTGTGCATAGATTACCCAGCCACCATCGACCTTTTGCACAACCTGGTTGCCGTACGATTTTCCCCAGTTAGCGTTTTCAATTTTGCCGTCAGCTACTGCTAGGACTGGCGTACCCACTGGCACAGCAAAGTCAACACCTGTGTGATAACCCTTGGACCACATCTTGCCTGGCTTTTTGTAGGCAGTTGTTATCTTGCCATTTTTAATTGGTAAGGCCATGAGTTGCCCTTTCTTGTCATGGCCCTGTGTTGATTGTTATTCGCTTGATGGATTGACCGCAGCTTGCTCTGCTTGATAATCTGCGTATTCTGCATCGGTCATTTCGCGAACTTCGTTGTCAATTTGAATCAGTGGGTTTGTCATCAGCTTGTTCCATATCCGTATACGTAAATTGTTCCACCAGTCAGAGTAACGCCGCCAGATGGTATCAAAGTGAAATCAGTGTAAGAGGTGGCTACTTGATGAACCCCGCCATACACACCAAATCCAGTTGATAGTGTCACGCCACTTGTTGTTGCGATTGATGTGTATTTTGCCAAAAAAGGATTAATTAAATCAGCATTTAGATAAATGCCTTGGCCACTAAAAGTATTGCCTGCGTATTCAAAAATCGTGTTATTTGAATTGGAGGACTTTACAAGTGCCGAAGCCCAAGGTGCGTTTATCAAACTTTCGTAATATCCAGTTACCGAAGCACCTAATTTGAAACCCATGTAATTGCTACCCGATGCAGATCCACCAGTAACAATAATTTTGTATGCGTCGTAAGTTGTACTAAATGCACCTGTAACGTTGACGGTCGAAACACCTGTGCCAATAGTTTGTTTCTTAATAAATTTTAAACCTTGTGGCAGTCCAAAGACAGTTGCATCAATAGCATCGCCCAATGCCTCAATGGCTGTTGCGCCATCCTTGACGTAATCGGTGCTGGTTGGTACTGGCCAGCCGTAGTTCGGGGTGGTTGTTGCCATGCTATAAATCCTGCCATTCTGTCGTAGTTGGAGTATACCCTGCCCAAGTTACGGTTGGCGCGATTTGCAACCAAACCTGGCTTGGGTATGTCTCGGAAATTGCCGAGCAAATTAAAGTCATTGTTGCTGTGTAGCGGTCAAGATTCCACTTGATGCCCTCAACAAAGCCATCAAAAGTGCCACCAAATACTGCTGGCAAATCTTGGGTATACACAGCTGCGCCCACGTTCATCAAGATTAAAGCATCCCGGGTGGCATCGCTAACCGTTGGACTATGCAATGGCACAGTCAATTCTTCTGGATAGGTGCGTGGGTAAGCGCGACTTTCCAAAAATGCATCAGCCTGACTTTGGGCATCAGCTGCATTATGCAAGGTAGTTGTGCGAGTTCCAGACAGTTCGCCATAAGATTGCTGGCTGGTGTAGTCGGCAGCATACTTTTCGGCGTTGTTTTTGTAGATCAAGGTCACGTCATTGACGATCTCTGACCATTGGGCGGCCTGTCGCAAGCCTACGGCGAGCAGGTCATCATCAGTAAGGGTAAGCGGTGTCTGTGTCGCTCTAGACGTGTACGACTCGTAGTGAATAGACCCGTCAGGGGCTTCATACAGGAATCCTCGGCCAGATTGTGCGGCTTCTTGGGCAAGCGATAGGGCATTGGCCACACCGCCTGTATAGGCTGCCAGTTCGTAAGTGCCGGGCGTATCGATGTCAGCCACCAAATCATCAACCAAAGTCTGGTTAGTTCCACCCCAGTTGGCCCATGTGGCAAGGCTGCTCACAGCTGACCAAGTAAGAGTTGGCACTACCTCATCCCAATTTTCTAGGAATGCATCAGAAAGAATGTTCAATACGCGTGTGCCGTCAAACTCTTTGGCAAAGCCTAGGCCGCCTGTTGTAAAGCGGTTAAGGATAGCCAGTGGGCCAACGGCTGTGATGCTGTAAATTGCCACCGATCCCTCACTGCCGTACGCATCAAGGCTAATGTCAAGATCAGAGATTGTGCCTGTGTAAATGGTGCGATAAGTATTGGTTGAATCCTTGACTTGTATTTGAATGCTGTCCGATAGGTTTACGTTTAGCGCTGTATCGGCATCAGTCCACAGTCTTACATTGGCAATGCCCACTAGGGCTTGTTCGTAAATGTCACGGCGGCCTAGGCTGATTGAAATGTTGCTGATCGTGTTATCTGCATACTCATTGACCCCAGCAAAGATGACCTTTGGGTAAGGCGTGTATACGGTCACAATGTAGCCCCGACCAAGTTAATTGGGCCAGTCCGCCTTGCGCTGTTTTGTAGCAGCTTCTCGATCGATCGGCGAGCAGACTCTGCATCGACAATGCCATTTAGGTTGATGGTCACATTTTGACCGCCTCCGGCATCAGGGCGAACCGATCCAGATCCGCTAGGGACAAATAGTTCAGGGCCAAACTCGCCAACACGGTATGCCTGTCCCCCCATTACTGAACCGCCAGCTGCTCTTGCCTTTGGTCTTGGCGTGAATCCTGCCTCTGGCAGGTTTATATTAAGTGGATTTTGAATAAATCGTAATGCTGGTAAAGCGGCTTGATAAGCATTTGAAATAGCGTTAATGGCGTTTGCGACCGTTTCTAATGATGCTGCGATTCGTTCCATCATGCTGGCAGCACCTGGGCCACCGTCTGTAACGGTTGAAAATAGATTGCCAAAAGCATCGGTAACTGCTCTAAGTGCGCCGCCTAAACTAAATGCGCCATCGCCCTCAAAGTTTCCAGCTAGTTCCCTAGCACGATTGCTCAATCCCTCTGGATCCTCGCCACTAAATCCCTTAGCAACTTTGTTAACTTCCTCTAACAATGTTTTCATGGTTGGCAGTAATGCCACACCGATGGACTCTTTAAGTTCGCCTACGCGCTCTGTGACGATGGCCAACTGACCTGCATAGGTTTCGGTGTTGGCCTTAGCTGCGCCACCAAATAACCGTACAAGTTCATCTTGGACTACGTTAAAATCTTTGGTTTTCTTAATGTTTTCATCAAGTGGAATGCCCAATTTAGTGAGCGCACCGATGTTGCCGTTGTATGCCTTGGCAAGGGTCAGCGATACCGTTTCAAGATCCCGACCAGTAGATGCAGAAATGTCTAATGCAAGGTTTGTTAGTTCCTGTGCTTTTCCCACATCGCTAGTGGCTCGGGCTAAGTTTGCCAGTGCCGGGCGCAACTTGGTATCGGCTACGCCAAAGGCCAACTGTTGCTTGGTGATGTAAGCCTCGGTGGACTTTATCTGTGCATCAGTTGCATTAGTTGTGTTCTTTAAGGCTTCGGCAAGTTGCTTTTGTGATGCTTCATCCTCGACTGCGGCCTTGACCCCATCAATGCCAATTTTGACTGCATAGGCGGCCGCGGCTGCGCCAGCAACTACAAAAGCCGCAGCGGCAATCTTGCCGTACTTTTTAAGTCCGCCAGCAAAACCCTTGGCATCGTTATCAGCCTGTGCCAGGCTTCGGCCAAACTGGTCTACATCAGCAAGCAAATTAAGTTTGAGTGTTCTTACATCAGCCATTGTTGTCATCCCACTTTTCTATAACTCTTTTGCTAACCGCATCTTTCCATCGGCGTGTCAATTCTGGCTGGATTCTTTTAAGTGTTATAAAAATGCCATAACCCTCATTTCCTCTACCCTGTGCAGGTGAGCGATCAGGAAAGCGTCGACCACCATTTTCAAATGGTGCAGGGCCGCCAAACTCTGATCCAAACAAAACCTGACCAGATACCGCGCCGCCACTAAATCGACCCTTACTGCCACCAATGGTTACGTTAGGTATGCGATCCTTGTTGGCTCGAATAGTTGCCGCGACCTTTTGGGCTTGGGCTGGCAATGGGTTCAAGTTATAGCTGCTTTGCATCTCTGTGGCCGACCACTGGCTAATGCTAATCACGTCATCTTTTAGGGCTTTTTTTGCACCCTCATCCATTTCACGAAATGCCTTGTAAAGCGATTTAAGATCCCGAGAGTCAGGGGTCATCTTGACGGTTACTTTGTCAGCCATGACCATTCCTCTCTTGTATCAGCGTTACTGCTGTTGTTATGTCAGCGAGCGACCAAGTCAAAAGATCGGCCAAAGGGATGCCGGTCGATGTTGCGATCCGCACCAGCGTGTCCCTTAGTTCTCTTTTGGGCTTTCCTCGACCACCTCAAAGGTTTCAAACTCATTGGTAACCCAGGCTTGCTGACTTGGCAACTTGGTATGCCCTTGGGCCTTGGCGGCCTTGTAAAGCATACAAGTGATGACATCTAATGAACCTTGGCTCATTTTGTCAGCAGCCTGGCTGACTGTGTAACCGAGTTCGCGTTCGATCTCGATCCACAGCCAAGCCGACTCATCGCTCACTATGTAGTTGTTGCCCTGTTTTGTTGTAACTGTGTATTGCATAATGGTTGCCCTGTTCTATTCGTTAAGCCCGAGCGACTGTTCCATCCTCGACTACAAAGGATAGCGAGGTGGTAAGTACGTCAGTGGCCGCGCCACCAACGGTTGGAAATACTGGGAATACTGATCCAGTAAATGTGTCACCGTTTACATCAAATGAGAATGCCAGCGATGTATCAGGTGCGGAGTTAGCCGCATCCCAAAGCGCGCTGATAATTCCAGCTGATGATGTGTCGTCTAGGTATAGTTCGACGTTTAGAGTGGCGAACTTATCAACGGTCTTGTAAGCGCGACCCGACAGCACTTCAAGTACCTGCTGATT